CGGCTTCTGTCCATGCATTCAGGACAGACATATGCTGATCATCATCAGGGCCGAGTGGCGGCAGTCCGGCATATGCCAGAAGGTCGTTTACTTTTTTTCTCCTTCGCCACCGTTTTGAGCGCTCTTTATCTCTACCAGACGATTGATCACTTCTGCGTCATTGTCCAGGGCATTCATAAACTCATCATATGTCAGTGCGGGTATCTTATTGCGTAGACACCCGGCGGCTATGCCTGAGTAATAATTTTGGTACATCTCTGTCATGGTCATGGGTGTGGAGATGTTTGTGACGAGACGACCTGCCATATCTCCAAATATAGCCAGTGACCGCGCCCCGTATCTGACAGGGTATGGTACTGAGTCTATGATCACTGTAGGATCTTGTCCTATTTTTTCTGGTAACATTTTTTTGAATTTTTGAAAGTGTTTTTAAGTTTGAGTTTAAAATGCCGGCAGGTCCCATACTAATAAGGTCCCTGCCGGCGGCTGCTGCGGGTGGTGATATCTTACTACGATACGGTGCCAAATTCAAATTCTCCAGTACCGTCTATTACTCCACTATATTTAGCTTCTCCTCCATCATCTGCAGATGCTGAAAATTCTGTTATCTTTCCATCTCCTGTCCAAGAACTGTCTCCTGTGACGTCTGTGTCAAATCTCCACGCTACTGTGGTTCCGTTTTTTGCCTTAGTTCCCAGCGTTCGATATCCACCTGTGGCTGCTACTGATCCTGTATCTGACTCCCATATAAATCCGCTGAAATTCAGAGAAACTCTTTGTTTTCCGAGGATGATACTTACCGCTCCGGGCGATGTTGATCCGGGATCCACGTCTTTATCAGATAATTCTTTTTTGTCGGTTGTTAATTTAAAAGAACATGAGTCAGCGTGTCCAACGCCAACTCCGTCTACCCATATTCGTAGATTATGCCCTAATACATATTCTGGTGTCATGACTAATTATTTTTGATGGTGATTTAAAATTTATTTTTACGTGGCTTTGGATTTGGTTTTGATACTGTTTTGGGTGGGCGCGCCGCTTTGCTTTTGGATTTTGTGGGTTGTGGAGATACTGTCACATGTATATCCGGCTGTGTATCTTCTGCTTTGCCCGGTCTCATGGGCTCATCTATTCTTTTTGCCTGACCTGCATCTATCAGATCATCCGCCAGTCTGTTTCTGGCAGTGAGTGTAGTGTCTACCGCGTATCCCTGCGGGTTGGCTTCCAGTATGATTATGTACTTTCCCATGATTATGATATGGTTTGATTATAAAATATGCGCCAGTCCTGATGGTCGTAAAATCTCTTACTCTCTGTGGTGTATCCTGCCACGGATGACAGCTCATGTGCGCTTCGTAGTGTGGCTTCTGCTTCTGTGATCTCACGACTCGTGCGGAGCTTGTGTGTGATGTGGTCGCTGTATACTCTGCGCTCTGCCAGTGATGAGCTATATATGCTGATCTGGATGCGCATCATGGATGTGACATGCGGCGTGGCGGCTATATCTTTGTTGCTCCGTGCACCATCAGTGACGTGACTGATCACGGCATAGGTGCTTACGCCTGTAGTCGGTGCCTGGTACCAGTAGACATTGGCCACTACTTCCTTCAGCTCTCTGAGTATGATGTCATCAATATACATATGCACAAGTGAGTTTGGTAAAAAATACGTCTATGTCTTCTATACCTCGTATGTACAGGGTGTATGTGCCCCATACTATCTTGTCCTGCGGTTTGATCGGGTAGCTGTCTTTGCGTATGATGATCTCATATCCCTGCTCTACTTTGGTCTTATCCTGCTCCGGACCTGATATGATCCTGAGTCTGAGCATGGCCCATAGTGTAGGACCGGAAGTATAGGTAGCAGATGGCGCGCCTGTAGTGGTATCATTGTACACACTGACATAGCTGATCGTGATGCGATCGCGCAGGTCTGCTATCTTTATTTTGCTGGTGAGACTCATGTACTGGCTATGGATTCTATATGTGACTTAAATTTTTTTTCCAGCGACCGTGCGATGATATCTGCATTCTGGTCAAATGTCTTGCGGAACATGGAGTGTTTCGGTGTATCTTCAGTGCCGTACTCTATGTATATGGCCTTCTCCAGTGGTGTAGATATGGTGTGTCCCCACTTGCTGTGCTGCCGGCTGGTGATGCTCTTGCGTGTCTCTCCTGTAAGTGTAGGAGTAGCTGCTCTGATTTTTTCTGTGAGTGATATAGCTTCCGGAGCTATGATCTCTGCAGCTTTGCCGCTTGCAAGTGATTTTATCACTTTGCCAAAATTCTTTTTATACGTCACTGCCATGATCTTTTTGTTTTGATGATTTTAAAAGATCGAGTATGCCGGTGAGTTTCTCTTTTATATTTGTCCACAGATTGGTACCTGTCACGGCTTCTATGTTTTCAAAGTTAGATTTGAGCTCTCTGATGCTGATGGTGATGGATACGATGTATACTATAGGGAAATTTTCTACCATACCGAAGCCTGTGGATTCCAGGAATACTCTTTGAAATGCTTCAGACAGGAATATGGCAATAAAATAAAGGATCATCTTTTCTATGCTTCTTCCCAGTCCAGGGTCGGTGATCGTTTCTTTATTTTTTTTTGCAGCGCGGGTACCTGTATATAGATCACATACTATGAGCACAAAAGCCATAACTAAAAATGGTGCTACGGGAGCCAAAAACGAAGCTACTGCACCACCGATAAGACCTGTTATAGCGGTGAAAGAATCTATTTTTGAAATATAATTCATGTCTCTCATATGTGTTTTTTTACCCGGTGACGGTTTAGTATATTTATAATTGCACTGTTTTTGGGTGTCTCTCCATCACCACGCAGGGTGTACATCTGTCCTATCTTCATCAGGACGGCAGGTACTACACGGTCTGCGTGCTCGTATCTGCGGGTAGTATAGCATATGGTCAGCATCTCATACGGGACCAGATCGCGTACACGTATCACATCATAGGCACCTTTGAGCACTGAGTAATCAGGGAAGTACTCTCCGTCTCCGTCTGCGGTAGTGGATGTGATGTCTATAGATTTGTCACTATTGACCGGGTACATGAGCATGAAATCTGCTGTATCTCCCGGATCTGTCTCAGGATACTGGTAATACATAGTGATCTTACTTACACACAGACTGCGCTGTATATACATCTCACACCACTGGGTAGCTGCATCGATGTAGGACTGGATCAGGGTATCTTCTGCGGTAGAGTCTACCTTCAGATGTGCCTTGGCCAGTGCCAGCGATACCAGCGCGGGTGCGGTGGTGTATTCCTGTGTATGTGTGCCGTGTATCACTTATTTTTTATTTGGTGATTTGGTGATCGGTGATTTGGTGACTGTCTCCGGATGTGTAGCTGCTGCTGCATCCCACAGTGTGACTATCCTGGCGTGTCCGCTTCTTTGCATACGTTCTGCCAGTGCTTCATCTACTTCGTGCAGTACGTCACCGTTTTTGCCGGTGATGCCATACTGTCCGCGACAGTCTAGTGTGAGTATTACTTTTGTTGTCATTTGTTTGAGTTTTAAAAATCAGGACACGACACTGAGCCGTGTCCTGATTACATATCAAATTCACTATTATGGCCTATGAGTTGGTGCCTGTCAGGTTGGTGTATGCCTTAGCAAATGCTTTTGGATTTGCAAATACCCAGTCCCAGAAGGATACCAGTTTGAACTCCACACCAGTGTTTGAACTATATGGATTTACAATAAGCTCTCTTACTGCCCAGTTTCCTATGATGAGCTGATCCCAGTGGCCAAAGCATAATCCGAGCAATGTACCTGATGCTCCACCTTTGGAAAGGTTGGTAGGCATAAGTGTGGTCGTTGCTACAGGATAGCCCAGGAGTCTGTCTACTGAGTCCATGTTCATGATAAACTGTCCACTGCCTGAGTCTGTCTTTTTGGACTGCAGGAAGGCTCTCACGGTAGGAGATATAATAAACCCTGCTTTGTCAAAGCTGGCATTATTGTTCTCAGGTGAGTTGATCATTTGTACAAGCAAAGATCTGGTCAGGTCTTCACCATTGGAAGATGTGACGTCTACGATGTCTGCTGCATCAAAGATACCATCAGGGCTGTTGCCATTGGCTGCCAGTATGATGTTGGTATTGATACAGTTTTGCTCTGCTCTCTCCAGGGTGCTCCACAGTATTCTGTCTGACTCAGGACCAGCCTGTGCTTTCAGGAACCATGAGTTGGTCAGTGATGCGTGTATCGCTTTGGCAGTCAGTGATGGTCTGCGTACATTACTGGCTATGGCAGTAGTGTTGTTTCCTTCTGCCACAAACGTAGCTACTGCGGTCATGTCAGCTACAGGTATGTTGTTGATGCCTGTCAGTCCCCTGTATACAGTGGCTCCCAGTGTCTCCACAAACAACTGCGGCGCGTACCCTTCCATGGTAGGCACCTGATTGGTGCCTATCAGGTTACCGGCATCGAGTGCAGTGGCGGCGGTAGCTCTTGATCCTATGAATCCGGGTACCATCATACCTTTGCCAGATACGGGCAGTCCTATGGCTGCGGCCTGTCTGGATGCTTCTTCGTGCATCTCCTTCTCAAAAGCGGCATCTACATTGCCCCTTTTGTCGGCTGCATACTGTGCGGCTCTTACGATGGAGTATCTTGCGGATGCTCTCTGCTCAGGTTTGTCATCTGATGCAGGTGCACCTGCCAGCCTTGATGCTGCGGCTGCCTGTCCTGCGGCTGATGCAGTGGCGTGGTCTTTTGCGGATCTTTCCAGAAACTCTGCATTGCGTATGTCTGCTTCCAGTGAGTCGGCAGATGACCGCATGACATTGATCTCGTCGGATTCTGCCGGTGTCAGATCTCTGCCTGCGATGGTGCCGTCTCCGTTAAGTATTTTCAATAGGGCAGCTAGTCTTGTTGCCCTGCTTTCTTTGAGCTCGAGAAGCTCCCTTAATGTTTTCATGTGTTTACAATTATTTATTATGAATGAAAAATATTACATGATGTAGTATCGGGTAGCCAGTACCCTGAGTATCTCCAGATCGCGGTGACGTGATACCGGTGTACGTGCCTGGATAAATGACCGTATGCTGTCGCGGGTCTTCATGGCTGATGGATTTGACCCATCAGGGACCACACCCCAGTCTGACAGTACTTGCCTGGTGAAATAAAATAGCTTTGGATCTTCGCCAAGTGACTCGTCTCCTTCTCTCCCGTCGTATATGAATGCCCTGATGCTGGCGTCTGTCAGTGAGCCGAACATCAGCTTCTCATGTACGGTGTTGGCTATACGATTGCCTACGGTCTCCGGCTCTATGGTGAGTAAGGACATGAGCTTGCCGTCACTTATACGCTCGTCTCCTTTGCCTATGATGACATCAGGATCTTTGTCAGATGGTGATGGATGACCATACGTCACTTTCTTCTTTCCCTTCATGCGCTGTGTCAGGTCCCATCCTTCCACCTTGAATACTGTACCGTAGTCATCTGGTGTCTCATCACTGATGATAAACTCATGCTGTCTGTCCAGCAGGTCGTCTGCTGTAGTGCGTGAGAAGATGGTAGGTTTGTCGAGATATATGAAGTCCATGGTATTATGTCATTTTACTGTTTACGAAATCCTGTAGCTGTGCCAGTGGCACCATGTTATTGGCCATGACCATAGGATCATCACCGCCTGGTATAGGTGCTCTGTCATCCAGTGCACGGGCTTCGTTGATGGTCATGAGACTATTCCTTAGATATTTTTCGATTACATTGGCTCTTGTGCTGGCATCTGCTCTGAGTATGCTGTCCATCTCAAATTTGCCGTATACCACACCCATCTCTGAAGGGCGTACTACTTTGAGATTGATCTCTGCTTCTATGCACTTGATGATGGGTAGTACTGCGTCATTGTGATATCGGGTGAGTGATGCTTCATCACTGATCTCATCCGGCACTCCAAACATGCCGCGGATATCTGCCTTGGTGAGCTTCTCTCCTTCCAGGTATCCTGCGTCTCCTAGTGGTATATCTGTCTTAAACTGTTTGAGCTGTCCGCCTTCGGTGACTATCATCACCTGTCCTGACTTATCTACCCCACCGAAGTTATCAGAAGCTGACTTCTCCAGTCCGGGCAGGTCTTCTTCTGTGATGCCTGATCCTACCGGATACTCTATGACACCGCCGAGAAACAGTCCTTTGCCGAAGTATTTATTTACAAAGTCATTGGCTGCCTTGGATCTGCCCAGTGTCTCTGCCTGGTGCTGTACTTTGGTCTTGCCTATAAGTGCATCACCTGTGATGTCTGCCAGGTGCATGACATCGTAATGCGGAAATACCATCTTTGTGACCGTGTCATAGTACCATATCCGTCCGTCTGTGGTGCGGAATGGGTACATCTCATTCCACATGCGATTGATATAGCTGATGGGCCTGAGCATCTTGTCACGCTCTATGATCATATATCCGTTACCACCTTTGAGTCCATTCATGACAAATGCCTTCAGTACTTTGAATGGTGGCAGTCCGGGGTACATCTCATACTTCCACAGTCTTACCTGATCGTAGTCAGATGCAGATAGTTTGATATGGTCTTTATAGAAGTTGAATGATAAGGATGCGACAGTGTTGCTGATCATATTGACCACGTTGTAAAACTCTGCCATCTTCATGGCTGCATCCGGATGGTCTACCTTGGTGATGCGTCCGGAGTTGACCAAATCAGAGATAGGATAATTGGCATATGACACGCCGGTAGGACCTGCGGACATAGGTACGGTGTCTGTGATGGACACCTTGTTTTTGCGGAAAAAATCTAGAATACCTGCCAATATCTTGTATTATACAGGCAAATGTCAGGTGTTAATGATGGAAGGTTGTTAGTAATAGGAACATTCTGTATGTTGAGTTGTGAAAGTTGTAGGATTTATTAAGTTGTCAGGTAGAATACTATACGATATACGATGTCATAATTGTATATCGTATAGTGATAAAATAAAAAAGCCCGCAGATGGCGTACTGCAGGCTTTGAAAATAGAAGAAAATCTAAAACACTGGATATGAGAATGGTTGCTATAATGTTAGTTCTTCTCCTTTTTTTTACAACTTAACAAATCAAACAACTCATACGACTCCACATTTTACGGTTTCCAGCTGTGTGCAAAATGATGAACTGCTATGGTGTCTGGTTTTATTTCGTCCTGATGGTATGTCTGATTCCATCGGTGTGGTGAAAATACTCGCTCCGGGTGGATGGTGATACTCTCGTGTGGTATCTGTATGATGCATGTAAGTTCTCTTGGTACAAATCCAAATTGCTGTAGTATCCTCGTCACCAGCCTGGGACCAGTATTTAGCTCTACTTCCCGCATCTGATCGTATGCCATCGCGTCCATGGCTATCATGCAGTATTTAAAAAATGGTATACCACTGTAGTTGGCTATCATGACATGATTATTGGCCCAGTTGGGTAGCTCCATTCCTATATGGGCTCCATGTGTCATACTGTAAGGAATGTCTTTTATGATCTCTACATCGAGATCCAGGTATATACCGCCATTATTGTACAGCAGATGATAGCGGATATAATGATTGAGTACTGCCCAGTTGCTGTGCCTGATGGCCCACTGTACGGCAGGACTATATTTGACCTGCTCTATATACTCATTGCCTATGTCTATGATCTCTGCATCACTGATGCGTGACCATGTGTCTGTAT